TATCAAGGTAGACTTTGATGGCGATGGCATTGCTGAGCTGCGTAAGATTACCTACGCTGGAACAGAGATCCTTGATAACGAGGAGGCAGACTTTGTGCCATTCTGTTCTGTCTGCCCTATCCCTATGCCACACAAGTTCTTTGGTCATAGCCTGGCAGATCGAGCAGTAGACCTACAACTGATTAAATCTACAGTAACTCGCCAGATCCTAGACAATCTCTACATGACCAATAGCCCTAGAATGGGTGTAGTCGAAGGCCAAGTAAACCTAGATGATCTATTAACCGTTACAGCTAATGGCATAGTGCGTATGAAAAATACGCAGGCGATTATCCCATTGACAGTACCACCTACTGCAAGCCAATCATTCCCATTGTTGGAATACTTGGATTCTGTACAGGCCAAGAGAACTGGTGTATCAGACCAAATGAACGGCCTTAGTCCAGATGTGTTGCAGAACAGCACAGCTACAGCCGTTGCAATGATGCAAAGCAGCGCAGCCAATAAGGTAGAGTTAATTGCTAGGGTATTTGCTGAAACAGGCGTAAAAGACCTATTCCAGAAGATTCTGCAATTACTCTGCAAGTACCAAGATAAAGAGCGCATTGTCCGTCTGCGTGGTAAGTATGTATCCATTGATCCTAGAGAGTGGACTAATGGCTTTGACATTTCTATCAATGTCGGTCTAGGCACAGGCAACAAGCAAGAGCAGATGGCGATGATTGCTATGGTGCTGGGCAAGCAGGAGGAAATCCTCAAGACTGTAGGCATCAATAACCCATTGGTAAGCCTAACAAACTACAGGCAAACCCTAGGTCGGTTTATTGAGGCTGCTGGCTTTAAGGACTCTAACGAGTTCTTCCTAGAGATTACCCCAGAGCAAGAGCAAATGATGGCACAGCAAGGCCAACAACAGGGACAACAACAAGATCCAGCAATGGAGGCTTATGTAGCCCAGATGCAGGCTAAGATGGCAGCAGATAACGCCAAGGCAGAGAACGATATACAGATTGCCCAGGTTAAAGCAGAGGCGCAGATCAGGCTCAAGCAGCAAGAGTTTGAGATGACAATGGCGCTCAAGAAGCAGGAGTTTGAGTACGAGGCTCAGTTAAAGGCTTTGCAGTTAGGCGCAAGACTATCACCAACGGCTAATATCCCTAATGTCATATAACAAATCTGAACGGGCTAGAGCATATTTGTCAGATGAGTTCTTCCTAGAACTTGTCGAAAGTCAAAAATCGTTGTATTCTAGCAACATATTCGATAGTAATGAGTACGATGTAGAAGTGCGAGAAAAGAACTTTCTCAAACTTAAAGTGATGGATGAATTTATAGCGACAATCCAAGCATTAGCTGATGATAAGCAAATTGCAGAGAAACGCTGGAAGATTTTATAACCACCTTAAAAGATAAACAACATGAGTGAAAACACCAATCCTGTAGAGGGAAGTGTTAATACAGTAAACGATGCGGCTAACGCATTTTTGTCTATGATGGATTCACCAGAGGAGAAAGCGCAAGCTCAATCGCAATCTGAAGAATCGGAAGTATCGGATTCAGACGAATCCTACGAAGATGAAAGTGCGGAAGAAACTGTAGAGTATGAGGAAGATGCTCCTAGAGCTAAGACATTCAGAGTCAAGGTTGGCAATGAAGAAGTCGAAGTTTCAGAAGATGAACTCCTAAGTGGCTACAGTAGGACAGCAGACTATACTAAAAAAACTCAGGCTTTGGCTGAAACTCGTAAGGCTGTAGAGGCCGAGAGAGGGCAGGTCGAAGAAGCTAAGAAGATGCGTGATCTTTACGCACAACGCTTAGAGGCTATCGAGAGTGTTCTACAAAGCCAAAACTCTGTAGAGAACTTGCAAGAACTTAAGGAAAACGATCCTATAGGTTATGCAATAGCGGTAGCAGAGCGTAGTGAGAAGGAAAAGCAACTTCAAGCTGTACAAGCTGAAAGACAGAATCTTGCTAAACAGCAGGATGCCGACAGACAGCAAGCACTACAGAAACATCTTGCAGAGGCAGCAGAACAACTGAAAGAGGCGATTCCAGAGTTTAGGGATGCCGCTAAAGCTGAAATTGTGCGTAGGGACATTCGTACTTATGCAAAATCAATCGGGTTTAGCGACCAAGAACTAGCTCAAGTGTATGACCCCAGAGCAGTTAAAACGCTATACAACGCAATGATGTACGAAAAGCTATCCGGCAATAAGGGTGCAGCCGTCAAGAAAGTACAGGATGCGCCAAAGGTATTAAAGTCTGGAACTTCCAATCCTGGCAGCTCCCAGAACGAACAAATGAAAAAGCAGTTTACTCGCCTACAAAAGACCGGCAAGAAAGCTGATGCAGCAAAACTTTTTGAACAATTTATTTAAGGAATTTAAATCATGGCAACATATCAAACCTATACCTCGATTGGTAATCGGGAAGACCTTTCGGATGTAATCTATTCGATCTCCCCAACCGATACCCCAATCATGTCATCCATTGGCAAGACCAAGGCAACCGCTGTTTATCATGAGTGGCAGACCGACTCATTGGCAGCTAACACTACTGCTAACGCATTAGTTGAAGGTGCAACGGCATCTGACATTACTGTTTCTCCTACAACTCGTTTGGGTAACTATACCCAGATCGTTGGTAAGACAGTTATGGTTTCTGGCACTTTGGAAGCTGTGGATAAGGCTGGTCGTAAGTCTGAGAAGGCTTATCAATTGGCTAAAGTATCTTCAGAGATCAAGCGTGACATGGAAACCATCATCACAGCTAACCAAGGTCAATCTGCTGGTAACGCATCTACAGCTCGTACATTAGGCGCTTTGCTCTCATACATTAAGAGCAACACAAGCAAGAATGGTACTGCTACAACTGGTGTAGACCCTGTAACTGTAGGTGTTTCTACTCGTACAGATGGTACAACTCGTACCTTTACAGAAGCAATGCTCAAGACTGTTATTGCCTCTGTATTCTCTGCTGGTGGCACACCTTCAGCATTGTTTGTTAGCCCAACCCAAAAGCAAGTAGTTTCTGGCTTTACTGGTTTGGCTGCACAACGCTACCAAGTGCCTACTTCTGGTCAAGCGACAATCCTAGCCGGTGCTGATCTTTATCAGTCCGACTTTGGCGTATTGTCAATCGTTCCAGATCGTTTCATGCGTAGCCGTGATGCTCTGATCCTTGATCCTGAGTATGCAGCATTGGCTTTCTTACGCCCATTCCAGACCAACGAGTTAGCTCGTGTTGGTGATGCAGAAAAGACACAAATCTTGGCTGAGTTCACCTTGGAAGTTCGTAACGAAGCTGCACATGGCGGTGTTTTCGATCTGTCATAAGTAATGTAGAATAAGGGGATTGGGAAACTGATCCCCTTTTTCTAGGAGAATGTATGTCTGATCTCGGTAAACGAGGCAATCTCGGTGTAGTAGATGGAGTTATCCGTACTGCATACGCAGATGGTGATGGTGGAATAGTTATTAAATCAGAAGTAGATTTAACCGATTTTACGGATCACACGAAAGAACAATTTAATGCTAGAAGTGGTAAAACAGGTTGGGGTGATAGTGTATATGACCCTAAAAATAAAATTGCTTCGCTGCCTGCTGAGATTATTAACTCTCTCAACAAAGAAGGCATAATGCGTGGCTACCACATACTAGACCAGAAGGCCCTAGTAAAGTGGTTAAATAACCCTGATAATCGAGTATTTCGTACTAGGGGTGGCACAGTATGAGGATAGGTATCTGCGTTCCAGCAAGAGGGCAAGTAGAAATATCCACATCGTTTGACTTATCTGCATTAGTTAATTACACAGCAAAACAGACGAAACACGATATTAATCTGTACACATCTACAGGCACACTAATATTCGATCAGCGCAATGCGTTAGTAGACTCTGTTATTAACGAGCGATGTGATTATCTAATGTTTATTGATGCTGATATGCGCTTTCCAAAAGATGCGCTTGTTCGCCTTTTAAAGCATAATAAAGACATCGTTGGCGTAAACGCTACTACTCGCTCAGAGCCAGTAAAGCCTACTGCCAAGAACATTAATTATGAGGAAGATGGTTCTGTATCTTGGCTGCCTGTTTATTCCAATGTTAAAAAAGGAATAGAGAAGGTAGATGCCATAGGATGCGGTGTCATTCTCATTAAAAACTCAGCATTTAAGAAAATAGAAAAGCCTTACTTTTACTTTGAGCAATTGCCAAATGGAAAGTTATTAGGCGAAGATGTTTACTTTTGCATTAAAGCAAAAGATGCAGGAATAGATACTTATGTGGATCACGATCTCTCAATGGAGATAGGCCACATAGGTAATTACACATACGGCTGGCATAATATTGAGGTGTCCTAATGGGCTTTGCAACATACACAGAACTAAAGACTTCTATAGCCAACTATCTAGGTCGATCCGATTTAACAGCAGTCATCCCTGACTTTATTACCTTTGCAGAGATTCGCCTGGCAAGAGAGATCCGTACTCGCCAAACCCTTAAAGTTGCTACAGCAACAATGACTGCTGGCGATTCTACTGTTGGCTTGCCTACAGACTTTTTAGAGATGCGAGATATATTTACCCAAGGCAATCCAAGAAACACCATTAGCTATTTATCGCCTTCTTTGTTCTCTCGCAATGCTAGAGCTGGCGAGTCTGGTCTGCCGGTGTACTACACAATCATTGGCGCTGAAATCCAGTTTGCTCCAGTACCAGATTCGGCCTATGTTGTAGAGATGCTTTATTACTACAAGCCAACGCCATTATCTGCAAGTGTAGCTACAAATGACTATCTAGCTAACTTCCCAGATGCTTTGCTTTACGCATCCCTAGCAGAGGCAGAGCCTTATCTTATGAACGATGCTAGAGTGCAAACTTGGGCTACCTTATACGATAGAGCAACTTCTGATATTAACGGCTCAGACGAAAGCTCAGAGTACGCTGGAGTACCGCTAACAATGCAATTAACCTCACGATAGGATTATCATGTCTGCAATTTCAAACTACCTAGAGAACGCATTAATTAACGCTACTCTACGCAATACTACTTTTACATCCCCAGCAACAGTCTATGCTGCGCTA